CTTCCGATTTTCGCGCGGCCTGTGGAGCCTACAACCTTACTCCAGTCCATTTGTAATTTCTCGCCGTGCTTCTTCTGACCGATGCACCCAAAGAAGGCCGACAATTTCCACTCGTTACTACTGATAAGATAAAGCCGTTCCGTCAGCTTTGCTTTCCCCGCGGCGGAATTGATCTCGAGCGTCACCTTCGCAACCGGGCAGGCCCCCATTCTCTCCGAACCGTCGAACCGTCCGCGCTCCAAATCCGTGACCGTGAAATCGTACTCGCCATCGTCCAAAAGCACAAACTCGCTTTCCTTCTCAATCACGCTATCCCAATCTAAAGCTACACCCATATTGATATCTGCCATTGTCTTTTACCTCCTAAATTAAAATGGAACATTCTCATTGTCATACATATCGTCAATCATTTTCTTGACCTGTTCCCATGCACCTATCAGGCACCCGTCGATAAAATCTTGTGGATAATCTGATATGTGCGTTCCCGCCGGGAAATATCCTCGCTCCGAAACTGCCGCTTCAATCTGTTCCCGCTTGATATTGTCGGCCTTCATCAAACCGACCAGCGCGGGCGGGATACCGTCAAACTCTTCCGCCTCCCTTCGTTCCGCGTCTTTCGGCGCGTTCTTCTTCGTCTTTGCCTTCGGCTTCGTGGGCTTTTCCTCGACAGGCGGCTCGATGTGCGCGGGCGGCTCCGTCACTAAATCGTCAAGCGGATTCGGCAATATAAAGGCGATTGCTTCAAAATCAAACGGAAGTTCAGGCTTCAAGCCGTATCGGTTCTTCGCGTCCCATGCGGGATGGTGTTGAGTGTACATGACACGCTCTCCGCCATAGGCTTTTTTCTTCTTCGTGTCGCCGCTTTCAATCACAATTTCTTTGTAATTCGCAAAAAGCAGAATGTCGCTCCACTCTTTCACAAGCGCGGATATCTGCGAGCCTGTCTTATTGCCGAGCTTTAGCTCATAGCGGTCATACGCGCCTGACTGATCGGGCCGCTCAAATTTTCGGAGGATACAATGGGCCGTCAAAACCACATTCACGCCGCGCTCAATGACTGCCGAAAGCGCGTCCAATAGCCGCCCAAACTCTTCCTTGATAAGAACGTACCCTTTCCCATATCCGAAGGCTTCAATGCTGTCTTTTTGGTGCTTCTTGCAGATATGCTCCGCGCAAAATCTTTCCGCCCAGTCAATAGTATCAATAACAAGCGTCTTGCATACGTTCGGATTGTCATGTACTTCGGAAACCATCTGCACAAGCATTTCCCAACTTGTGGGCCTCGGCAGTCTCCGAACGTCCATCTGCCGCGTCGATCCTTCGGTATCAATAAAAAGTGGATCAGGGAAACGCGCCGCAAAGGTGCTTTTCCCTATCCCTTCCGGGCCGTAAAGCACAACTTTTTGCGCTCCTTCCTCGATGCCAGACGAGATTTCAAACATCATCCTTCTATTCCTCCTCCGCCAGCTCCACAAGCTCCACTTTCACCTCGTCGCGCTCATACAGGCTAATATTCCGCACCGCGCTTATCGCCTTTTCCGCGTCTTCCGCCTCAAGCGTGATGTTGCCCGTAAAGCCGTCGACGGCCTTCTTCACGCCGTCCTCGTATTCCACAATGTCGCCCGAAATCGTGACTTGATACTTTTTCATATTGTTGTCCTCCCTTTATATTATTTATGCTACAAAATCAAAGAGTGAAAGCTCGGTTTTCCGTGCTTCTTCCTCTTTGAGATAGCCAACGCCGTCGCGGAAATAATCCGCATTTAGTTCGATGCCGATGCCCTTTCGCCCCGCTTTTAACGCACGGACGGGTACCGTCATTAGCCCGCCGAAAGGATCTAGAATTGTGTCGCCCTCGTTGCTATACCGATTTATCAGCCTGTCAACGATGTCGAATTGAAGCGGGCAGACGTGCATTTGCTTTCCGCGCTGGACTTGTAAAGTGTTCATTGTCCTCATTCGGTTTATATCGTCCCATACCTCATCACACCATGAGCCGGGAGCGATTACCATGAATGATGCCGGAAGTCTTCCGCCCTCATCTAATTTCTCCGCCATTTCGACGTGTTCCTCATAACTGTAAATGCTGTCCCGCGAATACTTTTGATAGACGGCTTGCAAATCTGATACTTGCATGGCCATCACTTCATCTTTCGTCAAGAGCCGATTGCCGCTAGACCTCCAAAAAGCATGAGCGTCTATCTGCCATCGCCCCCGCGTATAGTCTTTTTTGTCCTTTGTAACAGGTTCGTCTGCATAGGCTCTTGTTGTATCCGTTGGCAGTTTTCGGAAAAGCAGGATATATTCAGGACACCCGACGCCCATCTTGGAGCCGTCTTTACATTGTTCGCTCCATCCGAGGCGGTATGTCTGATTGTTTTCCCGCACAACATCCGTCACGACCGTTATCATGCCGAAATACTGAAAGCCGTGTTTCATGTAGTGCTCTATACAAATAGCGTGGAAAGGCTCTATTGTAGGCATTCCCGTTCCCGTTGCATTTCCAAAGAGCACCCGATCTTTAACATGGCACGCAAACACGCGCCCCGGCTTCAATATCCGCAAGAGTTCCGGCGAGAGAAAATCCATCTGCTCAAAGAATCGCGCCGTGTTTTCATTATGTCCGAAGTCGTTATAACTCGCCGTGTATTCATAATGATTCGAGAATGGAATAGACGTTATAATTTCGTCTATACTGTCCGTATCCATTCGCCGCGTCTCTTCGATACAGTCATTATTTACAGCCCGCCAGCCGCTACCTTTAACCTCCACTCTTTTCACCCCCATAGACCGACGCATTTCCTTTTCAGCCTTGACGCCTCGCAAGCCATATTCCTTTATTATTTCCTCCATTTGCGCTGTCAAGTGCTTATATTGCTCCCATTTCTTTTGCAAAGCTGTCAAGACTTGCGTTTCCGTGTCCATATACAGGATATCTACAATCACCTTTTCAGTCTGCAAAAAGCGATATATGCGGTGAATTGCCTGTATAAAATCATTAAACTCATAATCTATACCGACGAATATGCACCGATGACAAAACCGCTGGAAATTGCACCCGCTCCCGGATAGTTCCTTCTTTGTTGCTAAGAGCCGAAACGCGCCATCGGAAAAGTCGATTGTGTTCTTTTCCCGCTTGTCTAAATCCTGCGAACCGTAAATCTCTCTAGCTTCGGGCATGGCTTTTTTGATTGCGTGCCGTTCCGCTTCGAGGTCATGCCAAAGGATGAAATGCTCGCCGGGAGAGCTGTCCACGATCTCCTTTGCCGCCTTGACACGAAGCTCGATGCTTTCCCGCTTTTCGCGTGCCGCATCTTTCAGTCCTGCCGCCGCGTCCATGAATAGCTTTCCTTGTCCGTCCTTTTCTTCGCATGACCGTCCATCTGCTGACCTTAACTTGTGGTAACGTACCTCCATAGGCGGAAGTGCATATCCTGTATCGTCGTACCCTAAATCAGACGGCTTTTGTATAAACAACGCCCATGTCGAAAGCCACAACCAAAACTCTTTTTCCTTGTGCGGATAAAGCGTCAAATTGTTTGCCTTCGTGCTATCGCGTTGAAAGAACCGCGTCAACGCTTGCCCGGTGTCCATAACTTCAAGATAGCCCGCATAATGAATCAGTTCCTTGTACTTATTAGGTGACGGTGTAGCTGTGGACACTAGCTTAAAAGGAACGCCGCAAAATTTGATAAGAAACGTCTGATAAGTTAGGCTCCCAAAACTGCGAAGGACGCTTGCCTCATCGAGAGACGTTGCCGTGAATAATTTAGGATCGATGTCTCCATCACGGACACGTTCATAGTTTGTTATCACGATGGACGTTTTAGCGGCTTCGACCTCTGCCATATTCCGCACATACTCGGGCGCGTCCATGCCTAAAAGCCGTACCGCGTCCCGCTGAAATTCCTGCTTTACACCTAGCGGACATACGATCAACGCACGCCCGCCTTTGTGTTTCAAAATCAGGCGGCACCATTCTAGCTGTTGTATCGTCTTTCCAAGTCCAAAAGCCTCGAACAATGCCCGCCGCCCGCCTTGCGCCGCCCATAATACCGCGTCGCGCTGGTGCGGCTTTAGCACGGGCGAAAGCTCTTCTTTTGATACAACTATTCCCGCCTTTGGTGCTATCACCATCTTTGACTCTAGAAAGCCCTTATACCCTTCTTTATTCATAGTCCCTCACTTAATTCTTATGCTTGTATGCTCTTCTAAATGCGCTCCCGGCACCGGGTGCCCGCTTCGGATAGCCTGTTTGATGCTTTCCTTGTCCGGCTCTTCGCTTATCTTTTGTCGCTTGTACTCCAATGGCAACAAGGCGGCATTGTCAACGATAGTCCGCACCGATGGCGCGGGGACGGATATCGTGCCTCTGTCCGTGTCAACTGCCTTGCGGCCAGTCCTGACTAAGAAGGCCGCATATCCCGCTTTTATGCGTTCGATGTATCGTTCCGCCCGCTGGATACTTTCCTCAATGCGCTTCTTCTCGGCTTTCAGGCCGTCGCGCCGAGCCTCCAGCCCCCTGATGAAACCGATGCCGTTATAACATACGGCCTCAATTTCGCCATCCATCGCGGCCAATGCCGCCGCAATCAGCTCCGCGCTGGCTTCGTCTGTTTGCGCCTCAAGTGCTTGTTCGAGTGCCGTGTAGCGTTCCGAAATCTCATAAAGAAAACCCTGCATCACAAAAGCCTCCCTGTCGTTCTTTTCTGTTGTTCCGCCATCTCAAGCACGGGCCTGTCTTTTGCAAGCTGAAGCTGACACGTTACCACTTCCACTTCATACTCCATACCTTCCAACAACTTCCGCAACGCTTCGACATTCGCCCGCACGCTTTCGAGCCTTTTCTCCAGCACCGCGATCTCCGCAAGCTCCTCAATCGTCAACTCTCTCTCCATACGGCCATCCCTCCTTTTCTTCTTCCTCTTCGTCATCGTGGAGCCAGGTCCACTCCCAATCTAAAACCATACGATTCTCTAAGTCTTGCATCTTTCCGCCTCCCTTCGTGCCTTGCACTCTTCGATATACTTCAGTCTCTGCAATTCGCCGTAACTGCAACCCCGCGCCCGTGCTTCTTTTTCTTTTGCGTCCAGCCGCGCCCGCGTTTCCTGCAAAGCGTCAGCCCGCTTTTGGCGTGCCGCCTTCTCGCGCTGTGCGTATGCTTCGCGGCACTCTGTACTGCAAAAAGTCGTTATGTTATTGTTTCCTAACTTAAATTTTCTTTTGCAGTATAGGCAGGTGTTCATCGTCGATGATGTGTTCGTTTCCTGCCGCGCCTTTTCGTGCGGCACCTGTTCGCGCTTTTCCTTATTCCGCAAGTACGCGTCATGCTGATTTAACCGCTTCGCCCTGTGCGAGCATTCCGGCGAACAGTATTTTTGTTGCGTCGTTTTCGGCTCATACGCCGCGCCGCACAACTCGCACCGCCTACGCATAAAGCACCATCAAAAGGAACCACGCCACAACCATGCCGCCGATAATCTCCGCCAGCCCTAGCGCGTCAGACAATATCATTTTGATATGTGCGTCCCTCCGCTGTTGCCGTGCCCGCTGTACCTTGAATTTCTCCCAACGCTCCCGCGTTTCTATTGCTACCATTGTTCCAACCTCCTATTTCCATACCCAAATTAACGCCGCCGCGCCAAGCCCGACAACCACACCCGACACAAAGCCCAAGCAAACAAGCGTCAAAAAGATTCGCGCCAATGCCGCCTCGATGTTGTCCCGTGCCTCTTGCTCGATGTCGTTCATGCTTTCGCCTTCTTTCGTGCCGCCTTCTGAATAGCCGCCTGTTTCCGCCCGCCGATCTCCGCCCGTCGCTGGCTTTCGGCTTTCAGCACCGCATCAAGCGGGACGCGCTCAACCTCTGCAAACTGCGCCGCGTTGATG